AAGCATGACCGAAAGGGACAGACTCAAGGCCTACCGCCTCGAGCGCGCCGCGAGCGCATCGATGCAAGCGGCGGTGGCATTCACTACGGGCGAGCCTGCTACCAGGTGGCAATACCAAGCAATTGTTAGGGCAATTACCAACGACTACCGAACAAGTGTTCGGGGAAACTAGAAAGGGGCAAGAAATGCAAACACTCACCAAGGGGCACGGGCTCGACGAGGCGACTATCGCGCCCATCGTGGCCGCACTCCATGACACCTACCGCGAACTAGGCGAGCACGTCGCGGCACTGTCTCACGGTACCGTCACACTGCCGCCCGTGGTCTTCGTGGTGCAACGCGACTCCCGCGCATGGGGACACATAACTACCCGCCCGACATGGGCTACCCCATACGAGGCGCCCGACGAAGACTACGCCTATACACCCTGGGCGCTATCTATCGGCCTTGGCACGGTCACCAAGTACCAAGGTTTTTACGAGATTATGGTGAGCGCCGAAAACCTAGCGCGCGGCGGGCGTGACGTTTTCGGCACGGTTGCCCACGAGATAGCCCACGCGGTCAACATTGTGCGAGGCGTGCAAGACGTAGACCAGAACGGGCGCCATAACAAGCGATTCAAGGACACCGCCGAATACTTTTTCGGCCTAACTATCGAAGAATACGCGCCTAACCATTGGGCAGGATGGACGAAAACAACGGTTAGCCGCGAATGCGCTACCAAGTGGGCGCGACAGATAGCCCGCATCGATGAGGCCATCCGCGTGGCGTCAGGACATAAGACAGGGACGGACGCGCCAACGGGCGGCGGCGGGTTCTTCACGGGCGGCGGCGAGACATCGACAGGCCGCAACAAGAACGGGGTACGCGCGGTATGCGGGTGCGGGTCAATCATCAGGACGAGCATCAAGGCACTAGACAAGGGCATCACGTGCGGCGGGTGCGAGGGCCCGTTCATCCTGACAGGCCGCTAGGAGGTGGGGCGGGAGCGCGTAGGCGCCACGGGGAGCGAGACCCCACCCGCCCGCGAGGGTACTTGACACGGGCAACCCGTAGCCTGTACCGTCATACAGTAAGACAAACAACAACAAACAAAAGGGGCAAGCAATGGAGACACAAGCAGTGCAGGGGTACTGGTTCACCAGTATCAGAGAAATCGCAGAGGCGAACGAGCGTTCGGGTCATCACTGGTTCAAGGCAGAGACGTTGCGCTACTTCGGGTGCAGGGTCAGCCCGACAGTATACGGCGGCCGCTACTTCGTGAGCAGTGAGCAAGACACCTACGGGGCGTGGAATTATCAGCGCCGCTATACCGTACGCATGGCGAACGAGAACGGAACTATCGAAACCATCGGAGAATTCGGACAGTATCGGACGCGCGCCCAAGCAGTAGCCGCCTCTCGTCAGGCCGTAAGACAGGAGGCAGGCAAGTGATAACGCTAGGACACGGGGACATCGTGAACATTGACGGGCAACCAGTGCAACTAATGAGCACGCCCGAAGACATGGGCGGCGGAGTGTGGGCTATCACCTACCGAACAAAGGCGGGCGGCAGTATCTACCACGGACGCGCAGACATTCAAGACATCAACGAGATGAAGGAGACCAAGCGATGAGCAAGTGGCAAACAATTCTGGGCGGGCAATTCCTCGACCCGAAAGTACATACCGAGGCCGAACGAATACGGTACCGATTCATAACGGAAAACGTAGACGAAACCCTACGCAACCCGTACTCAAGGTACAAAACCGCGACGGCTCTACGAATTGCAAAGGCCGAAGGGTGGCACGCCGAAGCGCTGGAGTATGCGAAGGCCAAGCACCGTCACCGCCTGAACTATGACGCGATGACGCAACGCCACTGGCAGGGGCGGACACGCAGACAGTGCAGGGCGCGGCATCATGACAGCATCGCAATACGTGAGAAGTACGTGCGATGCCAGTCGTAAGACAGGCAAAAGAAATCGGGCGAGAGTCCTTGACTCAACCAACTAACCGACATACGATAACCAAATACGAAAGGGGCAAGCAATGGCACTGATGGAAAAGTATCGGGCACATATCACGGGGCAGACAGTCGCAAGGTGTCCAGAGTGCGGGCGTATCCTCGCCTACTGGGACGAGGAAGACCTCAACGAGTGGGGCGAATTGGAATGCTACTGCTGGGAAATGTAAGCAACAAACAAAACCAACAACGAAAGGGAAAAGCAATGAGCACTGACGTAATACAGGAACAAGTGAACCATCACTACGAAAACCTGAGACAACTACTTGTCGAGGGAGCAAGCAAGAAGGTACTGCCACCGTTCGCAACGCTGGCCGCGCTTGACCAACTGCACGCCACGATGTACGCCATCGAGCGGGTCATTCAATCAACAAAGGAGAACAACTAATGTATCCAGACGAAATCTTTACACTCGGCGAAGTGTTCATCATGGGGGCGCTGACCTTTAGCATGGGCTGGATGCTCGCATCGGAACGATGGCAGAAGAAGATGGACAGGGAGCGGGCTATCCGTGACCGTTACAAGTGGGCACTCATGAAGGAGCGAGGCGACAAGTGAAGCGCGGCATCAAGGTAACCATCATCGCAACATGGCACAAGGACTACGGTCGGCAGGGTGTCATCATCGGCGGGGTAGCAGACAAGGACGGTGTCGAGTATCTCATCGGTCTTACGACAGGTGAGACAACCACGGCACGCGACAACCATATTGAAGAGACAAGGAAGGGAAAGAAGGAGCGATGAGAGACGCGCAATCAGAGTTCGAAGATTTTATCCATAGCCACGTAACCAGTGAACGCCTAGCCCGCAACGTCGTAGCCATGCTGGTGGAGCGTTGGGGCTGGACTATCTGCATCGAAAACATGGAGGGTTATGAGCGTCAAGCACTGGCTGATTGAACGCCCGACCATCAACATCGCCTGCACTTTGGTGGGCAAGATGCGTCGCGAACCACAGCCGCGGATGGAGATGACCGAACGGTGGGTGATAGCCCAGATGGCAGGCCCGCACGCGGTGAAGTATTGGCGTGGCTCGGGACGTAAGACAGGGAGTGTGTGGGTTGCTGACCCCGAACGTGCGTGCCATTACGCGTGCGAGTCGGTCGCTCTTTACGATGCCCAGCAAATGAGCCAACGCCACATGAAAGCACGATACGAGGCACGCAAACTAGATTGAATACGCTATAGTTACAGGTTGATTAGCCCCGCTCCCACGGTTTCCCCTTCCCGTTGGTCGAGCGGGGTTACTCATTTGTACGGGTGAAGACGCCCCGCGAAATACTCTTCCCGTTCCCGAGGCGTGAGCCCACCGAAAACCCCGTACCTGCGGATGTCATTCATCTCCGCGTCGATAGCGAAGTCGAGGCACTGCTTGCGGAACATGCAACCTTCACACACTGCAAGCGCATCATCGTAGACACCCTTCGATGAGTGCCCCTGCTTCACTTCAGGGAAAAAGATACGGGTATCCATCCCCTTGCAAGGTGTGTCGTCCCACCATGCCATCTCTCTACTGGTCATGTTTAGTTCTTTCATCTTCCCCTTCTTCACTGCATGCTTGACAAGGACATGAACGTACAGGTTCCGATGTGTGCCTGTCAAACTGATTCACGTAGTCGGTACGTTCGACAACAATGCGATGGTCAGTCGTCGTCTTCTTCGTACTTGCCACAATAGGTCTCCGTTGGTCGGGGCAACCTATCGCACGGGCACGGTTGCCGAAGTCCCGCCAATACCATAACGCCTCCACCGAATCATGTTCATTAGGTTCACTGCACCATACATGGCCGCACCCAAGATGAGACCGTACTCCTGGCGTGTAATAGCGAAGTACACCCACAGCACCTCATTGCCGAGACCGATTGCGAAACCCCACCACTTGTGGCGTCCGACCGCAACCAGCCCCGTGATACCTACCAGCGATAACACCCAAGACATCAGTAGCCCCCTGCCTTGGCGTGTACCACCATCGACAGGCAACCGAGGTAACCAGCGGCGTCGACCACGTTGTCCCTGTGCCACCTGTTCTCGCCGATTGCTGTCCTAAGACGTGACAGTTTGACCGAGACCATGAACAGAATGGCCTGCTCTACGGTCAGGTGAATGCCTGTCAATGCTTCGAAGATGTCCCTGGTCTGGGTGTAATCATCGAGAGGGTGGGCGTACTCCTTGTGTCGGTCTCCTGTAATAAGACTGTAAGCATCAGAGAGTACGTCTGCTCCTTCAGTTGTCTTCACGGAATGGGTTCCTCCATACGGCGGCAGGGCAGTTCTCCTCTACCGCTTGTCGGTGTTCGTCGGAATGGTAGACCCGCATGAAGAACACGCAAGGGTCTGACCCGTCGAAGAACTCTGCTTCTTCGCTGATTGTTAGGGCTGGCCCGTCATGGGATTCGCATATAGGTGGCGACACCCAGCCACTACGTAGACCAATCTCTATCCACTGGTCGAACGAGATGGTCATTATGTCCACGGTTAGAACGGTTCTTCGTCAAGGAACTTCGGTGCGCCGAACGCTTCGGTTACCTTGTTCAAAGTCTGCACCGTCTTGTCTGCAAGGACAGGGTTCCAACGGCACAAGAGACCTACCTCGTCGGCGAGAATCTTGGTGACGTACTTCTTCTGTCCGTCCTTCTCATATGAAGAGATGTCTAACTTGCCGACAACGATGACGTTAGAACCTTTCTCGATGGTCGAGGCCGCATGCTCGGCGTATGTGCCGAACACGGTGACGTTATGCCAGGTTGTTACCTTCTTATCGTCCTTGCCTGAGGTGGTAGCGACGGTGAAGTTGCCGACAGCCATGCCACTTTTAGAGAACGTAAGTTCGACGGGCTTACCCGCGTTGCCTGTGATAGTGATGGTATTCATTTTCTCCCTTTCGGAGTCATGGGGTACAAGCCCCCTGTTCTTGTGGTGTTATCCTGTCCCGCGCAACGATGCGTTGGTGGTTCAGAAACCTTTACGTAAGTCATAAGTGTCTGGTCGCAATGTCGACAGACCCATTTTGTTACTGGCCCCTTCATAGGACTCCTTACTTTATCGTGGGGGTGTCGCACATGTCAAAGGCTCCAGTTCCCCAGTCCGCCCTTGGTGTTGTCCATAATCCAGCGGGCAAACCTGACGTTGCACTCTGGGTCGAGCAACACTTCAAGGTCTTGGCGCATGTCCCCAGTGTCTACCTTGCATACCGCTCGGACACTCTTGACCCAACTGGAGTTGACCTGGAGGATGCCACTGTCCCATGACTTGTTGCGGTTCAGGTAGTAAGTCATGACTCCGTGCTTGTTCCATGTGGCGTTGACCGCATGGGCCCGACACCTTGACTCACGCCAAGCAATGTACGAGAACACCTGGACGGGGAGCCCGTACTTGCGGAACAGGGGATGCCATTGGGGGCATCGCATCTCTGGGTCGTCGGGGATAGCCCGCTTTGGGGTGGCCCTGATTGGGCTGAACACTTGGCTTCCCTTCTTCCCTTCGGACATTTTGCTTTCGTCTGTACTTGCCGCCGCGGGGGGAACGGCTACCACTAGCCCCGTGAAAAGTACGCACACAATACGTTTCAACATTTGGTCTCTCAATCGTAGGTGGATAATGTCATCACGTCCCTGACTTGGTCGGGGTATAGAAGTATTCCTTTCGCTGGGTTGTCGGAGTCAGGAGCGGCTACCAGTTGGCGCAAGTTTGGCCAGTTATGTTTGAGGTATCGCTTGAGTCGTGTGACTTCAATTATAACCAATGCCCCTGGCGAGAACACATACGCCCACCATGCTGAGGTAGTGACGGCGATACCTGATGGTTTCCATCCTGTATTACGTGGGTTCTGTTCGAACTCTACGAAGATGCGTCCGTTGCGGTACCTGTCGTATTTCACTTCGACGTCGCCAGATGCGAACTTCTCTAGGAACAATCGTACAATCTCTTCTCCTTCATGGCCGAACGCTAGGTCGGTTGAGAAGTCGAATCGTTTGATGTCGTGAGTGGGTTCGTATCCTTCGACGCGCTGAATGTCAGACGTTGTCACGGCTGGTAAACGCTTCAAGTGCTTGGCGTTCACGCTCGGTTGGTTCGCCTGCACCGATGCGGTCAAGCAAACACTCGTAAAGTTCTTTAGTTGCTTGCATTAGATATTCGTTCTTCTGTCTTACGTCCGCAAGTTTGGTGCGGAACATGTCCTCTTGTTCCTCCATCTTGTCGATGAGGTAATCGCTATTGAAGTTAGCCACAGTATCCTGCCTTCTTGAGTAGTTGAATCATGTCTTCCAGTCTTACGACCGCATACTGGTCGGAGGCTGTGCCGTACATGCGACGCTTCACCACCAGTATCCCGACCTCGGCGTTAGCGTTGATGCGCTCCTGCTCTGTCTCTAACAACCATTGGGATAGTTCCAGTTTCTTTTGGTTCTTGCATTCCCATGCGAGACGTGGGTCTGTGCCTGCGATGTCGCCCTTGTCCAGCGTTCCGTGGAGGGTGCGACGTTCGGCGTGTGGCCACCAAGTTTTCAGGTAGTTGACCACCGATGTTTCGAACGATGTGCCTTTTGCTTTTTCTTTACTCACCTCGCACCGCCTTTAGTTCTGTTTGTAAGCGCTGAACCTCGGCTCGTAGCCATTCGTTCTCAAGGCGTAACTCTTTCAAGCCCTCAGTCATGACTACGAGCGCGTCTTTCATCACTTGATTGCATCCATGAGTAGGCGGCGGAACAGTTCGCTTCGTGAACATCCACGCTGGCGTGCCAAGTCCCGAGCCAAGTCAATCTGCTCATGCGTCAACCGCAATGACACCATCGCAATCGAACGCTCTTTGCCCTGCGGGTCTACAGTTCTGTGCGCGGCCATCACTCACCTGCCTGAAATGCTTTGAGTTCATTGAATGCGCTACGCAAATGCGGCAGGTGGCGAACCATAATCTGTTCATCCCACTTGACCTTCGCGTTGGCCGCCACTACTGCTGGGTCGATGCCTGCCTTCTCGCATGCGGCCACGAACTGTGCTCGTTGCTCGTCGGTGATGGGGTCATCTTCGCTAGCGGTCACGGGTGAAGGTGCAGGTACTCGGCTTGGCCCAGTTGTGTGCGTCCCGCCATTACCTTTCATTCCCTGCACCTTCCCCGCTACCTTGTTCGGCTCTTCCCATTCCTGCTTCGTCCACAGCGACAGGCAGATGCCGAATCGCATGGATGCGTTGCGCAAGAAATCCCCGATGAGTTCTTTATCGAGGTCTGGTTTGTCATGCTTGACGGTTCCGACGCCGAGCATGGACTTGCCGAGAACTGTGAGCCTGCCCCACATGACAGCCATACCGTTGTTGACGTGGATGGCTGGGCGTCCGTCGACAATGTCGAGCGGCTCCCATGACCACAGTGGGTCAATCTCAATCAACAGTTTGGTGATGTCTGCGTGGCCGACGAAGTCGAGTTGTGCCCCGCCGCGTGGGAGTTTGCCCACGATGGATGGGTCTGGTGTCTTGTAGTCATCTAAGACTTTGCGTAATTGTTCTGTGTTATTCATGCTCGCTCCCCTTTCAGGAGTAGTGTTCGGTTTGTTACTGGCTTGCTGTACTTGGCGGCAAGGTCTGGCTCGTTTGCCTTGAGTGCTTTGATGTCAAGCGACTGCCAGGTGCGGCCCTTCCATGTGGCAATGACCTCACCTTCAACAGTGGCCGCTTCATACGGTCCAATCTCTTCACAGATTTCTGCTTTCAGTTTGTCTTCCATCTCGGTGTAGTCCTTGATGTTGCGCTTGATGTGTTTCAACTGGGCAACCTTCTCCTTCACGGATGGGGCAACCTCGATGGACTCATGGACTGGCTTTTGATAGCGGGCGCTGATGGTTTCGTATGACCAAGTCACGCCCTCTGGTGTCATACCCAAGTCGATAGCGGTCAACCACTTGGCGACCGCGTCCATGTGCTCCTGCTTTTCTTCGTCCGTGACTTTCTGTTCGTGGATGTACAGGCTCATGGTCGAGTCGAACACGCCCCAGGTGACCAGGTCTACGTCTGCGCAGATGGCCTGCTGGATTCCCTGGATGCGCCAGTAATCGGGCAGTTCGCCTGTCCATTCGCGGCTTGACGTTTTGATTTCGAGGATGCGACGGTCGTCACCGTTCTCGTAGAACCCGTCGAGCGTGCATATCATGCGGGCACCGTGGTCGGTGTCGGCGGCGAACATCTCGTCTGGTGTTTCGAACTCGATGCCGAGCCTGTCGTTGGCCCATTTGATACACAATGGTTCGAGGTCGTTGCCTCGGGTCATTGCCCACGTCGGCGGGATTGGTGCGGGGGGTGTGTCACCAAGTAGTTCGGCGGCGTATTGGTCTTGTGGTACGAACGGGTGTAGTCCGTAGATTGCGGCGGCTGGTGAGGCCGACACGCGCTTGCGTTTCTTCTCGTCCCAAAAGCGGACGGATAACCATTCTTGTTCTCCGTGCGTGGGCTTGCTGATTCTGTAACGGGTGATGTTCATTGACCCTTCCTTTCCCTTGCAGGTCAGGCTACAGGCATGTCATACCGTATGTCAAGAGTTCAAGAGATTATTTTCAGGTCTCTCACCATCGCCACTGGGATATGGGTTCCGTGGATTCCTTCGTTCCTGCAAAGGGATTGCCAGATGGATACGTGGCCGTCTTTGGCGCCAGGTTCGCCGAGTGGTACGAGGAACCCTGCGGTTTCGACGATGCACTCTCCGTCGTCTTCGTAGTTGTCGAGGTCGAGCCATCCGCCTTCGCTCATGTGTGTGTCTGCCCAGCGGACAAGAACGAACGAGTGTCTAGTCGTCTTCTCCGTTGGTGTCGTTGCCGATGTCCCTACATGAACCACAGTATTTTCCTTCCGAGATAGGCCATGTTTCACCGCACGTCGGGCAAGTCAACCATTCGTGGGCGGACACGGGAGCCAATCTTACTAGGCGACCTTCTGTTCGGCGCGACGTTGGGCGTCGGCCAGAATCATGCGGTCCAATGCCTGTAAGGCTCGGAAGAATTCTTCCTCTTCGGTATGGTTGGCGACCCTGGCCCTGACTAAATACTTGCGGATTGTGTATAACGATTCCCTTGTCATAAGGCAGGGAACGATAGCAAGTTATCTAACTGTCTTGCGAATCCTTGTGGTGGTCAATGATGTGTTCGGCCAGACGGTCAGCGACCTTATCGACCTTGTCTTCAGTGCGCTGTTGCGAACGATGCACCATGCGAAGAATCCCCTGAACAACCTCATGGTCCCTGGAGTTTTCCTTGCGTGCTTTCTGTAAGAGGGTGACGATGATTCCGCCGACAGCCGACACGACCGCGGCAACAACTATCGCCCAACCCCCATCCATGTTATGCCTCGTCTACTTTGGACTCTTTCCAGATTTTGACCGCCTCTGGAATATCATCGCCTGCCACATAACGGATGTGCCACGGCTCGGACTGCAACTCCCAAGAGAACCCATACTTGTGGGCGTTCGCCAACATCCACTCAAGACGCTTGCCTGATGCGTTAGCAATATCGACAGCGATACCGAGGTTGTGGTTGCTGGTTCCAGGCACCGCCAAGGGGGCCATGCCCTTCTTCAAATACCAAGCCTTGCCCTTGTAGATGCGGGGCTTCTGCTTCATCTGCTTCGGCTTCGGGGTGGTGGTGTGCCGTTGAAAGAACCCGTACTCTTGCATCTCCAACGAACGGTATGTGTCAGCGGTTGAAGTGGGGCTTAGGTCGATGCCTGCTTCGTTCGCGGCCGCATCCATAGCCTCATATGCGTCAGCGGCACAATGGTGCAACTTGCCTTTCTCAATGTTCTTGAGAAGGTCAGGCGTTAGTTCTCCTGGCTTTACACCTTTGAGGTGTGAGCACAGTTTTACTTTGACAATGGGGAATGGCTTTGCCATTACTTAGCCTTGCCGAAAGCCTCAGCAATCTCTTCCTTGGTGAGCACACCATCGCTCGACCATGCACGCAACAGTGCCTCGGTGACCTTGGCGGCGGCGACGATACCTGCGATAGCGGCGGCCTTCCACAACTCGACGTCGAGAACCGCGCCACCTGCGACAGCGGCGAGAGCGGACGAGCCGAACACGGCGATGATGCGGAGGATGAGGGTCTTGAGGGTTGCCATTGCTAGTCCTTTTGGGTCAGGGTCAGTACAGAATGTAGGACCAATGTTACACCAGTGAGCCATAGGGCTTGACGTAACGTAGGTCCCGTCAACGTAATCAAGACAAGACCAGTACCTGCGTAAGTCCAGGAGTTGTCTGCTAGGAAGTTGAAGAATCGTCTCATGAGCGTCGTCTCATTGTAGATGGGGCGGGCATGGCGATGATGAAAACTGCGGTGGCGGCGACCACGGTGCGGCGTTGGGCCACGGTAATGGTGGAACCGAGAGGGACGTAGGTGTCGTACTCGCCCGAGAAGACGTCAACCTGGGATTCGAACTCCGCTTTCTCCTCTTCAGATGCGTCCATTGGGGGCTGTTCGACTTGGGTGGTATCGGGTACTAAGACAGGGGAGTCGTCTTGTGCGGAGGCTGGGAGCGTGGTCTGCGTGGCAGTTGTGGGTGGCGCGGGTATGGTGGTGGGAGGAGGTATTGGCAATGTGGTGGATGTGGGTGGCGGGAGCGTTGTTACTGGCGTTTCAGTTGTGGAAGGCGCGACTGATGTGGCGGGGGAAGTAGTCGATGAGGTCGTCTCTGCTGGGGGTTCTGTGGCTGGTGGGGCTGGTGGTATGGTTTCGGCCACGGTCGAGGAAGTGGTGGCGGTAGATGATGTGGTTGATTCTTGCGTTGTGGATGGTGCTTGGGTTGTCGTTGACGGTTCTACTGTT